ACGTCTGCGACAGCCCCGTAATGCGGTCCAGCCGCTCGCCGAAGTCCTGCGTGGCAGCGACGAGAATGTCCTTGGCGCGGGACATCGTGACCGGCATCTTGTCGAACTCGGCGCTGATCTTCTCAGTCGCGCGGAGCAGCGCCGGAAACACCGTGTCGGCGGTGAGCTTGCCCTCGCTGCCCATCTGCCGAAGCTGGCCGATCGAGACGCCCAGTTCCTTCGATAGCGCCTGCGCAAGCTGCGGCATGTTCTCCAGCAGGCTGCGCAGTTCGTCGCCCTGGAGCGTGCCGGAGGCGAGCGCCTGGCCAAGCTGTTGCACCGACGCAGCCGCCTCGGCCGCGCTGGTGCCGGCCACGATGCCGGCTTTCTGGATGCCGGAAACAAGCTGGAGCACCTGCGCGTTGGTGCCGCCGATCTCCTTTGCCGCCACCGAGAACCGGGAGAACGCGCCGGCACTCTCAGCCACAGCCACGCCGGTTTGCTGGCTCAGCTTGAACAGCTGCTCGTAGACCTGCGTCGCCTGCGCCACGCCGCCAGTCGACGACGCAAGCCGGGCCAATGTAGCGTTGGCCTCGTCGCCCGCCTTGGCGATTGCAACCGCGCTGCCTGCCGCCGCCGCACCAAGCGCCAGGAAACCCGCCGTCAGTCCGCCCGCCACTGCCGAAACGCCGGTAAACACCGAGCCGACGCTACCCAGCGAGCCGCCCATGCCGATGAAAGCGCGCTGCACCACGTCCACAGACGTGCCGAGCTTCTGGAACTCCGGCTGAGCGTTGCGGCTGGCGGACTGGATCTGCGCGAACGCGCGCTCGCCCGCCGGGCCAAGCGCCTCAAGCTGGCGCTTTACCTGCTCCGCGCCCTCGGCGCTGATCCTAATGCCAACGGTGGGACGGCTGCCGCTCATCGTGCCACCCTCGCCAGTTCAGACTGTGCCGCCGCCGCGAACCGGCCCGGCGCGCGTGCTTCCACCTGCGCCACGTTCAGCCGCTTGCGAAGCGACACTTGGCGCATGAGGAAGAACATCGCAACGAAACTCCGCTCGGCGGCGAACTGGCGGCGCATGGCCTCGGCGCCCTTGCGGTTGCCGGTGAGGACGCGGGCGTACGGGCCGGCATACAGGCGGATGCGGCCACGCTTGGTTGTCTCGGTGCGCAGCTTCAGGCACCACAGTTTGACGGCAGGGTTGGCCGTCGGCCGCACAAAGCCGCCGGCGCGGAACATCTCCTGCGGCGTCACCCGTACGGGGAACTTGCCGTCATTGCTACGGCGGTTGCCGACGCGGTTGATCGGCGTCGGGATGGCCAGGTAGCGCCGCCCCTTGGCGCGGATCACGGCGCCCGTCTCAAAAATCCGCACCACATCGGCCATCCGGCTCGTCACCAACGCCGCCGGCCGCAGCGACGAAGGCCCGACACCCGGCCGCGGGTAGACGTTCAGCCGCCAGCTATTCGCCAGCGCGCGGCCACCGTCACGAAAGTCGGCGGCGCGTGCCTGGGCGCGCAACTCGTCCTGCGTCTGCTTGCCGGCCGTCGCCACCGCGCGCCGCAGCCCGGCCGCCACCTGGCGCACCTGCTGATCCATGGCGGCGCGGAGGTTGCCGGTAACGCTCGCGTGAAGGAGGCTCATCCGCGCCCTCGCAATTTGCGATCAGCCTCGCGCATGTCGGCGTCGATCGCCGTGAGCGTGGCGAACGCATCGACAATCCACGCCGCTTGATCCGCCACGCCGCCAGCGTCCGGCCAGTGGGCGGTGCCGGCCTCGCCGCGGCAGGCCGCCCAGAGGCGCACGAACTCATGCCATTCCGGGCCGATCGTGAGCCGTGGGTTGTCGCCCGGCCAAGGCTCGCCAGCCACCAGCCAGTCGCTGCCATCAACGGGCCTCAGCCCTCCGGCGTAGGCGTCGGGCTCTCGGGCGACGGCGAGAGCGCCACGGAGTTTCCCTCCGCACTCCGTCCCAGCATGGCCAGGACATAGGCACGCCAGCCAACAATGCCGATCTCAGCCGCCGGCAATTCCTCCAGCAGATCCTCCGGCACGACGCCATCCACGCGCACGAAGGCCGGCAGTCCAGGCCCGCGCCAGTCCCGCAAGCCGTGCCGGGCCGCGACGTAGGGCACGGCGTCGTTGTGGCGCACCTGCGCATCCGTCAGGGCCGCATAGGCCGGCACGTCAACCACCGCCTGCTCCACCAGCGCCAGCCGGGCCTGGATGCCGGCATCGTCCGGCGTCGCCTCGGCCTCGTCCACGATGGCAAGGCAGGCGTCCAGATTGGCCGGCTGCACCTGGCGCAACGCCTCGCGCATTCCCTCCAGCAGCGCCGCCCTCTCCGGCGGGATGCCGCCGACACGCCGCAGCTCGCGGCGCATGGCCGAACGCTCGCGGTAGGTCAGCGGCTGGAGGAGGTAAGAGCGCGGCGATCCCGGTGGCGTCAGCCACTCGGTTTCGCGCGCGCTGAACACCACAGGCGTTTCGTCGGCCATGAAGGCTCCGGGTTAGAAGTGGGAGATGTAGAAAGCCGCGTCGGCGCCGTCCGCCTGGAAGCTGATGCCGTGCTGGCCCAGGCCCTCGCGGTTGCCAGGGTCCATGCCCACCACCTTGGCCAGCGGCACGGTGAGCAGCATCCGGTTGCCGGCGGTGCTGCCGATGATGGCCATGAGGCTCATGGCCGTGCCGGCGCGGAAGGCGGTGAACAGCGATACCGAGTTGCTGGTGTTCATGTAGGGATCGAGCGTGCCGGCGGTGTCGCGCTCCACCGGCAGCGCCGGGCCGTAGCCCTCCGCGCTCTCAGGATCGTCCGGCAGGATCACGTTGACGCCGGCGCCGATCGAGAGCGTCCGCACCTGCGCCAGCGCCTTGTTGAGCTGGCACTTGCCGGCCACGAAACGCGGCGGCACCACGGCGACGCGGGTGTTCGCCGCGGTGGCGGCACCGGACGGCAGCGCCGCGGCGGACTTGCTCGCGAACTGCGCCCGCATCTCGAAGCTCAGGAAGCCGATGCCGCCGGTGGTCAGCTCGACGCTGGCCGTGCCGACCGCGCCGGTAAAGGTCCACAGCAGGCCATCCGCGTAGAAATAGACGGTGGCTGTCTTGTAGACACTTTCATCCGAAGTCGGGCTGTAGAGCACGTTAATCGGCACCTGAAGTAGCGACGCCGTGGTGAAGGCCGTGCTGGCCGTTTCGCCGATCGTGATGACGCGGGCGGCGGTGTAGTCCACGATGCCCGTCGTGGTGGCGCCGGTGCCGGTGACGATCAGCGGCATGCCGCGATACTGCTGCGCCGTGGTGCCGAACGGCGTGGCTGCCGTCACGGTGGTGGTGGTGCCGGCAGTGGCCGCAGTCGGCGCACCCACGGCAGAGGACGTGACAGTCTCCGCGAACGTGCAGCAGCGCAGCAGCCTGCCCCACTCCGGCGCGGTGCCGGCAGTGCCGGAGCCACGCAGCGGCATACGCAGGCGCAGGCGCGGACGCAGGCCGCCGACGATCCCGGCGGAACGGTCCAGCGAGCCGTTGAACTCCGGGATATCAATCACCTGCGGGTCGAACTGGACTTCACAGTCCGAGCCGATCCAGTCCGCAGCCGCCGGAGTGCCGGCGATGGCGTCGGTGCCCACCGTCGTCTCGATCTTGGCCGCAACGGCCGCGAACTTCATCCGCACCAGGTTCGTGGACATGCGCGAGGCTCCATCTTAGGGAAAGCGGCGCCATCACGGCGCTGCGGTCAGGCTTGCCCAAGGCCAGATGAGGCTACGCGGCGTAGGGAGTGCCCAGGCCGCCAATGCAGAGGACGCTGAACCGCGCCGCGAACTCGCCGGCCGGCTTGGCGCTTTCGTCGGCGTCGTAGAGCCGGATTTCCGCGCCTTCCTCGGCCACGTCGCCCACACCAGACACCGCAGGCGTCCAGCCGGCCAGGGCCGCCACGACGCGCGCGTGAAGCGCGGACAGGCCCTGTTCAATGGCCAGATCGCTGGTGCCGCGCACGTAGCCGGACACCACGAAGGCCAGCGTGTAATGGGTGGCCAGTGGCTCGGCAGTCTCGTCCGCCGTCCAGTCCGCGGCGGTGAGCACCACGCGCGGCAAGGGTTCGGTGTCGGTGTCTACCGGAGCGCGGCGTGCGCGCTCGACGGTGACGCCGGAAAGCTGCGACGTGAGGCGCGCGGCAATGGCCGCCAGCGCCGCCTCTCGGAGTGGCGTGCTCATGGCATCAGCGCCGACAGGGTGAGCCGCCAGGACAGGCCCAGCGTGTCGCGCTCGGCGTTTTCCACGGTGTAGACCGTGGCGCCGATGCGCACCTCGTCGCCGCGCTGCGGCGTGTAGGTGAGCGCGGCGGTGAGAACGTCGGCGTAGAGGTGGCCGGCACGCGCGCCAGGGCCGCCGAGGCCGCCCATGATGTCGTTCGGCGCGGTGCGGATGATACGCGCCGGTGCCCAGGGCCAGGGTGGCCGGCGGTAGGATGCGGCTTCGGCCATGTTCGGATCGGCGTGGAGGGTGGCGAGGGCAGTAGCGAAGGCCGTCATTTGCGCTTGCCTCCCTTTGCCGAAGCCTCCGCGAACACCGTCACCGGATCGCTGTCAAACACCGTCGTGCCGTTGTGGGTAAGCTGGATGAACGGGTCCAGCCAGCACGCGCCGCCGATCTCGCGCCAGCGCTGGCAGAGCGCATAATCCTCGCTCCAGTATTGCCGTGTCGCCGGATCGGTGTAGGTGGCGCAGAGATCGTGAATGCGCCGGTTTCCGGTGCCGCCGTCGTAATACCAGGCGTCGCGATACGCGCCGGCCAGGCGGTGGACGGCATCGCGCGTCAGGCACATGAAGCCGCCCGGCAGGCAGGCCACTTCCACAAGCCCGGACGGCTGCACCTTGGCCGGCTTGGCCAGCGGCACGAAGGCCGGGTCGTAGCGGTCGCGGTTTTTCTTGGCATACGTCCCGCCGACAAACGGCAGGCCATGCGCCACCAGCCGCAGGACGTCGCGGCCGGTGAAGCCGATGTCCGCATCCACGAACACGAGGTGCGAGGCGGCGCTATCCATGAAGTCAGCCAGCACGCGATTGCGTGCGCGCGGGATCAGGCTCTCGTTGCGGATGGTGTGGAGCGACAGCGAAATGCCGAGCCTGTGGCACTGCTGTTGAAGGTCAAACACGCCAAGGAGGAAGGCGTCATAACAGACGCCGCCATACATTGGCGTGCCGATCATCACGCCGGCAACCGGGCCTTTTAGCTCGGTTGCCGGCGCGTCGTCGCGAACCGCCACGGATCAGAACGCCTCGTTGAGACGAACCTGCGCGGTGGTGTCGGTGTTGGCCACAGCCGCCACGAACACACCAATCTTGGTGTTGCTGGTAGCAGAGATGGTGACGGCAGAGTTGGTATTGTCCCAATACGCGGCAGCGCCAGCGGTGGCCGAAGTGGAGGCCGCGTTCGGCTTGGTGAACTGGTAGACGCCGCCCACCTGGAGCACCACGTCAGCGGCGCTGGCCGCGTTGGCCTGAGCCACGCCGCCGAAGCCGGTGGTGCTGTTCACGACGACGAAACGGCCGCTGACCACGTCATGCGGCGCGACGACGGTGATCTTGTCATCGTCGCCCTTGTAGTTGGTTGCCATTGGTATGTCTCCACGATTGGCTTGAAGGGATCAGGCGGCGGGTTTCAGCCCGCCGCCGTCATGTGGTTAGGCGCCGGCCGACTTAGCCATGCCGCGCCACTCCACGGCCTTCGCGCCGAAGTTGTGGCTCACCTTCAGCTTCATGCCGTCGGTGTCGAAGTCCACGGTGGACTGGATCTTCGGCCCAGCCTCGCCGCGCAGGTAGCCCCAGTGGACGGTGTCGATCCCGTCCGCCACCAGGTAGAAGGCCGTCGTGCTGCCGGCGTTGGTGGTCTTGCCGATCGTCACGCCGAGCTGGAGGCGCGGTTCCAGGATCACCTGATACTGCGCGCCATACGGGTTCACGACAGACGGCGAGGCGGCAACATAGCCACCCTCGAACATCTGGCGCGCCACCGTGCCCAGCGCAGTCGGCACCAGCAGGTAACGGCCACGCAGGCCCATCGCGGAGTTGGTGCCCGGAGCGCGCTGCACGCCCAGGTATTCCTCCAGCTTGCCCACTGCCGCCACACCGTCAGCGTCCGGCGTCAGGTCGGACGTGGCGCCGGTGTAGAGGTTGGCGTGGCCGCCGGCCGTGGCAATCGCCGTCGCGTTGAACAGCGCGCCGCCGTCGCCCATGTTGCCGTTGGCCAGGAGCTGCGCATACACCAGATCGCTCTCCAGTCGCGCCGCAGCCTGCGCCATCTGGCCAGGGATGCGGCTGAACGCCGAGAGATCGTCATTAATCATGGCGACGTAGGTGATCGCCAAGCCGGTGTTGTAGCGCGCCAGCGCCCAGGTTTCGGCGCCCTCGCCAATGGTGCCGTAGTTGATGCCGCCACCCTGCGCCACCGGCTGGAGGCTGGCCGCGGCGTTCAGCGACAGGCTCTTGAAGTCCTTGAAGTCCGGCAGGTCCATGCGCTGGGTCCAGGGCAGGAACGTGCGCGGCGCTTCCTCGTAGGCGGCACGCAGCGCTTTGTTGGCGGTGTTGGCGAGGATGTTCGGGAAGTCGCTGGTGCTGTGCTCGCCGGCCATGGTGTAGCGGCCGCCAGCCAGCGAAAGCTGCGCCACTTCCATATTGGACATGCCGCGGGTGCGGGTGCCGGTGGCCTCCAGGCACTCGCGCGCCATGTCGATCAGCGTCATGTGCCGATACTGGCGGGCGCCTTCGGACAGCGCAGCGTTGGGCTGGCCGGCCTTGTGCGCCAGAGCCTCGGCCATCAGGCCGCGGCGGGTGGTGGCCTCGTCGCGGATCACCTGCACGCGCGGCGCCACGGCCGCCTGCGGCGCCTGAGACGCCACAGCGTCCAGAGCCGCATCGCGGGCCTGATCCAGCGTCGCGCCGGCCTTCATCTGCGCCAGCACCCAATCGGCGCCAAGGCGCGCGCGGGCCGCCACGGCCTCCAGATCGGCCAGCGAAGCCACAGCCGGAGCCTGCGGCACCACGGGAGCCGGCACGGTGGGAGCCGCCATCACGGGCGGCTGGACAATGTTCGCCTCGGGTTCCATAGCCCGCTGCTCCTCTACTAGAGCCGGCACGGCCGGCCTTGTGATGGCCGCCAGGGCAGCCGGAAGGTTAGGCATCGACAGGAGGCGGCTTGCATCCATGCGGATTTCTGCCGGCTCCGCGGCTTCGGTGGCGAAGCCCTTGGCAACGGCCTCGTCGGCCGTGAGCCATTTCTCGGCGTCCATCAGCGCGCCGATTTCGTCCTCCGACAGCCCGGTCTTGGCCGCATATGTGCGGCGGTAGGCTGCGGAGATGTTGTCGAGGATGTCCGCCACGTCGCGCGCTTCGGCCGCCGTCCCGTAGGAGAGGCCGCCGGCGTTGTGGATCATCATGAAGGCGTTGGACGGCATCACGATGCGATCGCCAGCCATGGCGATCAGGCTGGCCGCGCTGGCCGCGATGCCGTCCACCACCACCGTCTTTTGCGCCGGGTGGCGCGCCAGCATGTTGTGGATCGCTACGCCTGCCATAGCGTCGCCGCCGTAGCTGTGGACCGAGATCGTCAGCGGTTTGTTGCCGGCCGCTTTCAGCGCCGCCGCCACGCCCTGCGCCGTGATTTCCGCGCCCACGTCGCCGTGCAGCGCCATCGACACGGCGGCGCCGGTGTCGCGCATCTCAATTGCCATTGGTGCCTCCTTGCGGCAGCGCCGCGCCCGTGGCGCCGATCTCGATGGCCGCCAACTGCGCCGCGTCCTGCGCCGTGCCGGACTTGCCGACGCGGCGCGCGTCTCCGTCAAAAACAAGGCCGGCGTCGTCGTGCGCCGCATTCCAACGCGCGATCTCGGCCGCCTGACGCTCGGCGTCCCAACCCATCTCGGCCACCGCCTGGCCCCAGGTAATCAGCCCAAGCCGAAGCTGCTGCTGGATCGCCGTCGTGTCTTTCAGCGGATCCACCATCTCAAACCGCGGCGGCGCCCACTCCACCGGCCACGGCCCATCCCGCAGCGGCAGCGCGCCGTCAGTCTGCGCAGCCCGAACCCAGGCGTCCCACACGGGCTGACAGAGCTGCGGCACCAGCAGCAGCCATTGCGCCGCCTCCAGCCGCCGCTTGAACGCCAGCCGGCCAGCGCGGAGACTGGAATAGTTGGCCTGCGACAGATCGCCCGTCACAAGGTCGTAGGTGAGGCCGAAGCCAGTGGCGATCGCGCGAAGCTGGTGGCGCGCGAACTCGGCAAACGGCCCGCTGCCGCTCGGCGTCAGAAAAGACACGTCCTCGCCCGGTAGCAGCCGCTCGACCATGCCCGGCGCCAGCGATTTCGCGCCGGTATCGGCCTGCGCTTCCATCGGCCCCGCGCCGGCATCGGCCGAACTGGTGACGAACGCCGCCACGCACGCCTGCGAGAGCGCCTGCATCAGCGTGGCGTCCTCGTATTCGTCCAGCATCCGCAGCCGCGTCATCACCGGCGCCAAGTCCGGCACGCCGCGCACCTGTCCCGGCCGATCCTGGCGGTATATGTGCAGCAGCCAGTCGGCGGACATTTCCACGACCTGACCGGGAATGCCCTCGTCGCCGGGATGCGCCTTCGTGACGCGGTAGGCGATCGGCTTGCCCCAGGAGTCGAGCCGGACGCCCTGCACCCAATCCTCGGCGCGCACCAGCGACGGCAGCGGATCGAGGTGATCCGGCTCCCACACGTGAAGCTGGAACGGCACCGGCGTGCCAATGCGCCGCGCTTCGGCCGCGGACAGCGGACGCTTCAGAACCAGCGCCTCGCCGGCCTCCGCGCGTGTGCGCGCCACTTGCGCCATGAGGCCGTAGATGTCGTGCCGGCCGGCGCCATCCGCGTGCCGGCTCCACGCTTCCCACAGCGCATTGGCCTGCCGATCCAGCCCGGCGTCACCCGTGCGGCTTTGCGGGACGATGCCGGTGCCCACCTGATAGGACACCAGGATATCCAGCGCCGCCGACGCATACGGGTTGTTGCGCACCAGATCGCGCGAACGGTCCCGCAGCCGGACGAGGTCGAACTCCGTCTCTTTGTTCGCGCTGGTGCTTGGCGCCAGCCACCCACGCGTGCGCCGGCTCACCCGCGCCGCGTCATATCGCGCCAGCGGCACCATCGCAGCGCGCGCGGCGGCGCGCCGCAGTGCCCACTCCGGCGCTACGGTTCGGATCAGGGTTTCCAGCATGTCAGTCGCGGACGAAAGCCAGCAGCGTCGTCCGCTGGAACGAACCCACGGCCTTCGTCCGCAGGTAGCCCAGCGCCTTCAGCTTCTCGTCGGTGGTGGCGTATTGCACCATCCGGCCATCGGAGTGCCGCACCTGCACGACGCCAGTGCCGAGCTGCGTCTCCAGGCTCGCAATCTCATCCTCTGCGGCCATCAACGCCTCCTCAAAACCAGCTATCCCGCCCGCCGCCGAACCAGTCCGACCGCTCGCGCGGCGGCGCGGCGCGTGGTGTTGCAGGCGACGGCGGCGCGGCCGGCCCAACAGGCGCCGGCTCCGGCATCGCAGCCACTTCCAGCGCGTCCGCCATCCGGTCCCACCGCACAGCCTGCCAGGAGTCCATGCCCATCGCAGCCGCCGCGGCGCGCGCATACACGCGGCAGTCCAGCGCCTCGTTGCGCTCGCGGGTTTTCACCCATTCCATGCGCTTGAACCCGTTGCGGGACGCGCGCACGACAAGCTGCTCGGCGGTAAGCTGCCGACAATATTCTTCGCCGGCCACATGCACCGGCAGATGCACATAGCCAGCAGAAAACGCCGCGCCGCTTTCCAGCGTCGGCGCGTCCAGCTTCAGCCAGCCATAGGTTTCGCCCTTCAAGTAGGACGAACCAACCGGCCACACCTTCATGCCGCCAAGCCGCGTGCCGCGCTGGCGCAGTTCCGTCTTGGCCGGCGCACCTACAGCCTGGCGCAGCGCGTCCTGGCCCTTGATGGCGATGACGCGCGGCCCGTGACGGCGCGCGAAGGCGTAAACCTCAGCCGTCGTCATGCCGTCGCCAGAGTCCACAGCCATCAGCGACAGACCCATGCCGCCACCGCCTTCGTGGCGCCATTGCTCATCCAGCATCCCGGCCAGAGATGCCCACACGGCGGCCTGCGCCGGGTTGCCGGCGATGATGCGGTGATCCACCAGCCAGCTTTGCTTGTCGCGGCCCCACGCCCACACGGACGCCTCCAGGCGATCGCGCTGCACGTCCACACCGGCCGTCAGCAACAGGCCACCGGCCGGCACCGTGCCGGGTTTCCATGTCTCGCGGCGGTCATAGAGGCGTTGCCACTCCGGCGCGTCACCCTGCTCCTGCCACGTGACGCCAAGAACAGTGTTCTTGAACGTCTTTATGGCCTGATCCTTACCCTGCGCCGCTTCCCAATCCCGCGCGATCTGCTCCCAGGACAGCCAGCCCACCGGCGAGTAGAGCGACGAGATGTGAAACCCGACGACGTGCGCCGCCTGCGCCTCCGCAGTCGGCCGCCACTCGCCGGCGCCCAGCATCCAAGTCTTGTGCCGCTCCTCGATCGGCACGTCACACTCGGCGCAGACATAGGCCGCCGTCTCCGGCCGGCCCTTGTCCCAACGCAGCCGCTCAAACTGCAGCCACTGCATCGCGCCGCAATGCGGACACGGCAGGAAGAACCGCCGCTGATCCGATGCCAGATATTCGCGCTCGATCCGCGAGGCGCCTTCGATCGTCGGCGTTGAGACGAGGTATTCTTTCTTCCGTCGCCCAAAGGTGCGCGCGCGGGCAGACGCCAGCGCGATCGGATCGCCTTCGCCTTCCACGTCGCCGGGATAGGCGTCTACCTCATCCATGAACAAATACCGCGCCGACATGGAACGCAGGCCAACAGCACTGTTCGCGCCCGTGAGCACCAACTGGCCGCCGGCAAAGTCCTTCGACAACATGGTGTTGCCGCTGTCCCGCTCGCGCGCCGCCGCCACGAGGTTGCGCAGGGAAGGCGTTTCCTCCAGTAACGGCTCGATGCGCTGGCGGCTGAACCGCTTGGCCAGCTCCACCGTGGGCTGAACCGTGAGCATCGGTCCCGGCGCGTGCTGGATCACGTAGCCGATCCAGTTGTTGCCGCTTTCCGTGGCGCCTACCTGCGCGCCCTTCATAAACACCACGCGCTGCGCCGGGTGCGACGGGCTGAGGCAGTCCATGATCTCGGCCAGATACGGCGTGCGGCTGTTGCGCCATGGGCCGGGTTCGGCGCTGCCCTTGCTGGACAGCATGCGGTTGCGCTCGGCCCATTCCGAGACGGTGAGCAACGGCTCCGGTTTGATCCCAGCGCGCCATGCGGCTTGGATCGCAGCGAGGCCGTCGAACATCAGAACTCCAGTGTTGCCTCCGCGCGCTCAGTCAGGTGAGCGCGTAGGCTGGCATCCAGCGCCGCTTGAAGCGCGTGCTGTTCAATTCCGAGATCAGCGGCGAGGATCGGCGCGGCGCGTGCCGGCCAGGCCAAGATTGCGTCGCGCTCGGCCTGCGCCATCTCCTGCACAGCCTCCAGCACCTTGTGGCGGTCGATCAACTCGTCTCGGAGCTTGCCGGCCTCAAGCTCGGCTTTTTCGGCCAGTGCGGTGAGGCGGCGGGTCTGAGCTTCCTCGCGATCCTTGGGCTTTTTGGCCCACCGTTTGGCCGCCAGAGCCGAGGCTTCCTCAGCCGTCCCAATTTTGGCCATTACCGCCCGCTTGTCGCATGAAATGGGATTCTGGAACTAGCGACGTAACGCGCTTTCGCCAC